ATATTGATACAGCTCATGCGTACTCAAGGATGATCACGTATTCCGAAAGCCCGTTTATCTGTGTAGCTACTCAGCTATCTGAGAAGGATCAACCGAGAAAGGCATTTTATGAGAATAGGTATTGTGGGGAAAAAGGCGCGAAACCTTTATTTATTAAGAAGAGTGCGACGGAGGCTGGTCGTCGTAAGCAGTCTGAGAGCCTTGGCCTTACAACCGATTGGAGAGGAGCGGGTTACCCTACATATCACGGAGGAGGAATCCGGCAGCTTCATCATTATCGTGCTTCGCGTTACTCGGTAGTTTCTGATTTTCTATACTCTACTCACGCGATACGTACTGGGGTTGCTAATCTACCGAACCTGAAACAAGACTATGATCGGTTTATTGCCGCAGGCTCAGCCTATGATGCGTTACTTACGATTCTGGACGTACCTAGACTTAACATTGTGCAGGCGTTTGAGTCTCGCAGGTTTAACAAGCGTTCAGAGTATAACTGGAGAGAGCGTTTTGTAATTGATTTCAAAATGCCCGAGTACTTGGAGGTTAACGATGCTGCAGAGTTGGCGCTTAAGCTGATAGGTAAGCATTTCTCAGCAGTTAGCGTAGATAACACTACAGACACATTACGAGTGATTGGATTAGATGATGACACAGCAGAGTAGAGTACGATCAGCCCCTTATACTATTTCATTTATTGCTCGTGGTAATGAAACCTATATTTTCATTGGGTCCATGTGGGCGGGCAGGATTGTTCATCCGGGAGAAGAGTCACTGAATAAAGTCGATACTTATGGGGTGTACCTGCAGTTGCCCGGTATGTGGGGTCCGGTATGCCAAAAGGACTCAATGTACGCTGCTAAGATTGGAGCTACTGAAGCCCTTAAGGAATGGCTTAGCAAGTTCACTGAAGAGCCACATGTTCCCCCAATGCAGTTAGTGAAGCGGGTAGTAAAGCAAGATGCGGTAGAGGGCCGGTACATGCCAAGAGTACGGATAACTCCTATTCAGTCGGTGAAACGAATTTCTCGTACTAGGAGGTAACTATGAGCAGTAGGAAAGGGATGGCGCGGAGAATGGTACTTCGTCGCCCGGAGGGTCAGGAGCTACCAGAAGAACCTCAGACCACGGATAGAGAGGAAAACCCTATCCCTACAAATGAGGCTAGAGCTAAGCCTATCGGACCTACTGGGCTTGCTCGTACTGACTCTGCTAACGGGAGACTGAGTTGGGCTAATCTGGAAATGGGGTCGGCTAGCCCCCCCGATTCTATCAATACTTCTGATAGGGGGGAAATGCGTTTGCAAAACTGGGATGGTACACCCACTATTACGATACCTAACCAATTCATACAACCAGGGTGGGTAAGACAGCCTCTAAATACGGCGCATGGTTCGTCAATTACTACGTTTCACCTTAACATAACTCGTGTGGCGGCAGTATATTCGTTTGATCGCAGGACGTACTCGTTTTTGGTATCCTTCAGCGTAGATGGTAGCAGGTATGAGTCCCGTGTTTCCGTACCTGCAGAAGAGTTACAGCGTAGTGTTGAGGCTAGGCAGCACGGGCTACAGAGAGTTACTGATGATATTATCTCAAACATGTTTTCATCGTTTAGGGAAAGTATAGGGGAGGAGATGCGGCGGTATATTGAGCGTGCAGCGGTAGAGGCTAATTTGTTATGAAACCAGCGTTTACTCGGGAGTATAGAAAATTCGGGTTAGTGCATGCCAGAAAGCCACAGACAGGCTATCCAGTTGCCGGGGTAGTACAGGTAATAGCTGGAGAGGAGAGCGGGGTTGTTTATGTAAAGTTTCAGGAAGCGTTGGTAGATGCTGTAGGTAGGGTATTACCGTACGGAGTGTCAGATGAGCAGCCCTGCTTTTTAAAGGTCATAAAACTACCCACAGGGAAATGGCGTGTGATGGCATATTATTTAGGTAGTCGTAGAGGCCGTATATTGTGGGAAGCAGATCGTCCTTTGTGGATTAAACATGTACGAAAAGGAGGAAGTAATGGTACACATAACGAGGAAGCGTAGCGTGGCCACTGAACCAGAGCAGGAGGAGCTAGACTTAGGGGATGAAGAGGAAGTCAATACTGAGGATGAGCCGTCGTATGAAAAGGTAGAGGGTGAAACTACGCAAGAAGCACAAGACCGAATAGAGGCGAGGTATCGAGCCAGAGCCACATCACCCTTACGGGCTATTCGCGCTTTTTGTGTTTTATGTATGGGGGCACAACCACGAGAGGTAGCACACTGCACGGCTACCGATTGCGTTATGTTTCCTTTCCGTAACGGTAAAAACCCATTTCAGGCGCGAAAGGGGAAGAAATGATTTTAGGTTTGCATGCACACAAACGGGCCGGTAAAGATTCTTTGGCGGATATGCTGCAGGAGCGTTTAGGGTATCAGAAGATAGCCTTTGCTACTCCACTGTACAGAGGACTTAAGGTGATGTTTCCTTTTATAGAGCCAGCGTACTACGAAGATCGAAATAAGGTAGTCCCGGCTCTAGGGAAGTCTGTAAATCAGCTACTCCAGTCACTAGGTACAGAGTGGGGCCGTAACATGGTGAATGAGGGGGTATGGGTCTATGTAGCTGGTAAGACATTCTCTAATACCCATAGCTCTACTCTAGGGGCAAACGTAGTGTTCACGGATATACGGTACGAGAACGAGGCACAGGAAGTCTACGCTCTCGGTGGGGCCGTTATACATATAGTAGGTAGAGGGAGTAAGCTCAATGACCACTCTTCTGAGATAGGTATCCCTGACAAGTACATTGACTACACTATACGAAATGATGGTACTAAAGAAGACCTATGGAAGGCACTAACGGATTTACCATTATCGATTTGAAATCAATTTCAAAGCTAAACCCGCTTCGGCGGGTTTTTTATTGCCTAGTATTTGGTCTGTTGCCTTTTTCTGTTAAACTGCTTATATTCTTCAAGCGACAATACTAGGACGAGGCATTGATGAAAAACGGTAGACTATATGAGGCGAAGGTGGAGGACGTACATTCCGGTGATGATTTTATCGTCATGGTTAATCTCGGGGTGGATGGGCTATTCAAGCGTACCAGAGTAAGACTGCATGGGGTAGACGCGCCTAATGCCTATAAGGCTATGTCGACCACTGAGGCCGGAAAGGTACGGGATGAGGTCAAGAGATTAGTGCGCGAGAGATGCTTGATTGAGGTTGTCTCTGAAGGGAAAGGCGGATGGATTGTGGACATGACTATTTTCGATGAGAACAGCCAGCCCGTTCACTTGAATACACTAATGCGGAATCGTGGATATGTTTACGGTTCTGCAAAACCTCTTGATAGGACTGTCAATGGAGCCTAAGCGTATTACTAGAAGCCGTACCCGTAGTGTTGTTGCTAATACTCGGGTTATCCGTGGCACCCCAACTAAACGGGCGGATATGTCCCGCCAAGTTGAGCCAGACCATAGCCGAAGTGCTTTGGCCAGCAACATTCCGATTACACCCCCGTATTCCCTTACTGACTTGGCTAGGATATTTGCGCAAAGCAATATGCTCCGTCAGTGTATTGAGGCATATGTCACAAATATTGGGCAGTGCGGGTATGACATTGTAGCTGTGGCTAAAGGTGTGGAGAAAGACCCGGACGAAGAAGAAGAGTTGCAGTCGTTTATTGATAATGCAAACTCTGAGGAATCCCTAACCGCCGTATCCTCCGTGCTCGTGGAAAATTACGAACGGATGGGGCACTCCTACATGGAGGTTATTCGGGACCGTCGCCGCCGTGTATCGATTATCCGTAGCACCCGAGCTACTACTATTCTAGTGTGCCCTAAGAACCCCGAAGGTATACCGGTACAGTATGATGTAATTCGTGGTAGGCGCACCGCCTATGTCACAGAGATTCGGACATTCCGTATTTTCCGTCAGCAGGAAGGCGGATGCATCCGATTCTTCAAGGAGTTTGGTGATCCTCGTAAGCTTGACTATAAGACTGGGTTGTTCGCTACTAAAGACAATCCGGTATCTGAGGAGAATGAGGCTACGGAGCTTATTCACTTCCGGCAATCATCGGAAGATGTGTATGGAGTACCGCGTTGGATCAATCAGCTTCCGTCTATCCTTGGTAGTCGTGAGGCAGAGGAAGTAAATCTGCGATATTTCGAGGATAACACTGTTCCGCCGATGATTCTCTCCGTCTCAGGGGGGAGACTGACGGGAGAGTCCTTCCGTGAGCTTAAGAAACTTTTAAATGGCCAAAATATCGGTAAGGAGCGGCAGAATAAAATCCTCCTTATTGAGGCCGTGCCGGAACGTGAGAGTCTTGATGATAAAGGGACGGTACAGCTTAAGGTAGATAAGCTAACTGACGCACGTCCTAGCGATGGCCTATTCAAGGACTATGACGAGTCAAATCAAGCCAAAGTGCGTTCCTCTCTACGGCTACCGCCTGCGTCGGTCGGCCTGTCTCAAGATGTCACGTTTGCTACTGCGAATGTCTCACAGTTCATCGCAGAGACTCAGGTCTATTCTCCGCAACGTCGTCAGTGGGATGAAGGGCTGAATAAGCGGTTCGTCAATCATCGGCAAGGGCTTAACCTTAAGACGGTATGCTTACGCAGCAAGACTCCTGCTATCACTAATCCAGAAGGACTAATCAAGAGCCTTACTGCGCTTAACGTCATGGGTGCGGTTACCCCGCGTAAGGCATTGGAGGCGGCTAACAAGATTCTTCAAATCGATATGGCTCCGTACCCACAAGTGGGAGAGGAGGGCTATGAGGAGTGGATGGATCGCCCTATCGTATTCGCTATGAAAGGGGCTAGGGGCAACACTGGCATAGACCCGGCAACTATGGGCGGGACTCATGATGGGCAAAGCCAAAAAGATCAAAGCACTAAAAACGTAGAGGATACTGGGGATGTGACTATGCCGCAGCCGGAGAATGGGGATCAGTGATGACGGAATTGAAATCAATTTCAAAAAACCTAGATATTCATGTCCGCTCAGATAGGGAATGGGAGCAAGTAGTTTTTGCAGAGGTTTTGGTTCCTGATGTAGCCAACGTCTACGGAGACTACTGGTCCGCAACAGCAATACGGCATGCTGCGTATGCGTTCATGATGCAAGGCTTCGGCATCGATGTTGAGCATGACAATATTGATATTACTGGCGGTAAGGCCGTAGTAGTGGAGTCGTTTATTGCTAGGGCGAATGACCCGGACGGGTTTATAGAGGGGGCGTGGGTTGTCGGTATGAAAATTACTGATGCTACGCTATGGGCCGACATCCTTAGCGGTGAAATCAATGGATATTCATACGAGGCGCTTGTTAGCTTCTTTACAGCAGTGCTTACGGTTTTGGATGATGGCATTCGCCAAGGGGTGACAGAGCCAGATACTACTGACGGGCATGTCCATAATTTTGTTGTAATGGTTGATGTAGATAATCGTCCAATTGAGGGCGGCACGTCGTTTGATCATGGCCACTCTCATGTGATTACACGCCATAGCATTACGGAGGCGGACTCTGGGCATAAGCATCGATACAACCTCGTTCAAGGAAAGGACGGTAAGTGAAAACCAGAAAACGATTAGACGGGGTAGTTGAACCCGTGACAAAAGAGGTCGAAGTGAGTAAACTTGTATCACCGAGTTTTCTGACTTTAACAAAAGCTCCAGCCAATCAAGTATCATTCAAAGTAGTTCGTGACGATAAAGGAGAGACACCAATGAGCGCCAACAAGACTGAAGTAGCCCCTATCCATCGCCGTCGGATTCGTTCGACTCAGCGCTCCTCTTTGCTCTTTATTGAGTTTCCGGCTGACGCCACCGATGAAGACGTGCAGGCTGTTGCCGATGAGTATGGTCTTGACGGGTACGAGATTACGGTTACCGCTTCTGGTAACAAATGCCTCAAGCGTAACGACATTGACGAAATTCCGGATAACGCCGTAACAGTCACTACTGAAGACGGCAAGCGTCTCGGGGTAGCCCGTGCGGATTCTTCCATAGCTGTGCCTACGCCGGGTTCTCTTCCTTTTATTAACGTGGTGGCCATCGAGTTCAGCAAGGACAAATTTGCGGATGAGAGCGCCACTGATGCATATTTGCGTCGGTATGATATTGACTTTCTGGAAAAGGGAGCAGAAAATACTGACAAACTGATTCGAGTAACTCGGTCGGAGGTTGATTCGGATACAGAGGTTCGTCGGGTAGAGGTCGAAACCGGAGTGGTAGCTGTTGTAACCCGCGCAGCCGTTATTGACACATCTCTACCGGATACTGCTTTCACACAAGTAGTGTGTGAGGAGTGTTACGGTAACTGGGGGTGGGGTCAGCTTGACTTCAATGCTAGCTTGGCAGATGTGTTGTTCTGTTCAGCAGCAGAG